CACAGCGGCTATGAAAGATACTAGGTATGACAGCGACCCTGCATATTGTGATGAAGTACTTAAACGATTAGCAAGGAGTAACGTATAATATGCCTATTGAATTAATATCCCTTATCACTGGGAATGTATCTGGCTTTATATTTAAGCTGATTGCGTCTCAAACTGAAGCGGCTCAACGTATGGCTGAAGCTAACCTTAAGACGCAAGAAGCGGCAGATACTTCTGCTGATAAAGCGGCAACGCGTGGTGGGGATAGTGGTTCATGGGTACGACGTTTTATTGTTATAATGGTACTGACAGGGGTAATCATATTCCCCTTCTACCTCGCCATAACTGGTGGCTCTGTAACTATTGAAGAAAATGCACCTAGCGGACTTTTTAGTTGGTTAGGGTTTAGCAGTAAAGAGCTTATGACTGTAACAAGCAGTTACTTAATACTACCGGAAATACGTAGCTCACTTTTAGCAATCGTAGGTTTCTACTTCGGTAGTTCAGTCATTAATAATAGAAAGTAATTATTAGTGCTAAAATTTTCATCTTAATAGCGGTAGCTTTTACGGCTCCGCTTTCACAATCAAAGGAGATTACTCTCAATGAGTTTGTCAAATCTATACCGCTTTGGGAAGTCCCTAAAGGAGCGGATAAGTACATTACGGGTGACGGGGGTAAAAGTGTCGGTTATTGGCAAATCAGTCAGCCTATGGTCGAAGACTACAACCGTATTACCAAAAGTAAAATTACTCTTGAAGATTGCTTCAATAAAGACGTGGCTACGCTGGTTGCTACAGAAGTGTTTACCCACTACATCAAGCATATCAGAAAAAGCGGCTACAAAGTCCAAATAGACCACCTTCTATTTATTTGGAATGGTGGTGGTAGTGCGTGGCATAGAGTCCACTTCCCCAAAGACGATATTAAACAACAACGATTAGAAAGATATAAACAACGAGCTTATAGGAAACTAGGTATATATGAAAAGAAAGAAACTGAGCGTTAGTATGACTAAAGCAGATAAGAACCCTACAGGTGGCTTATCGGAAAAAGGAAGACGTAAATACAATCGCGCTACAGGTTCTAACCTAAAAAGACCCGTCACAGGCAAAGTTAAGCGAGGCAGTAAAGCCGCTAAAAGACGTAAATCATTTTGTGCTCGTATGAGTGGTGTCAAGGGAGCCATGAAGGACTCTAAAGGAAGACCAACTAGAAAAGCGTTAGCTCTACGCAAATGGAGATGCTGATGAAAGGTGGTTGTGGGTGTAAAGCTTGTGAAGGAAAAGCAATGAAAAGAACTAAGTTAAAAATAAAAAAGAAGAATAAACGAAAGGGATATTGATGGCGAAGATATGTCCTAAAGGTATTGCGTGGGCAAAGCGTACTTTTGACAAATATCCTTCAGCGTATGCAAATATGGCGGCTTCTAAATACTGTAAAGACCCTAACTACGGAAAAGGTAAGCGTAAAAAACTACGTATTAAGAAGAGAAAATAATGGGTGAATTAGCAAAATGGAGACGTCAGAACTGGGTACGTATAGGTACTGACGGAAAAATTAAAGGTGCTTGTGGTACCAGTAAAAACAAAAAGAACCCAGACCGTTGTCTTCCAATGTCCAAAGCTAGAAGCCTTAGTAAATCTCAAAGAGCCGCTACCGCCAAAAAGAAAAAACGAGAGGGAGCCAAAGGCAAACAATTTGTAAAGAATACACGACCAGCTCGTGTTAGTCTGCGTATAAAGCGCAAATAATTTAACCGTCCAAATAACCCTTAGTAGCTAAAGAGCCCGATGCGTCGGACAACTCTTAAGTCAACCGTGTGAAAAAGGACACCTTAACCCTAAATAATAACATCCAATAGGAGAAATAAAATGGCAGATGGTGTAGTTAGTGCATCACGCTTGGGGCAGATTAATGCTACAGGCGATTCTAATGCGTTGTTCTTAAAGGTGTTCGCAAATGAAATCCTCACTGCTTTTGAAGAAGCAAACGTGATGAAGGACTTGCACACTGTTCGAACAATTAGCAGTGGTAAATCAGCACAATTCCCAGTAACGGGTATTGCGACTGCTAAATACCACACAGTCGGAGAAGACATCCTCGAAGAAACAACTGGCGGTGGATATACTTCTAACATCAAACACGCAGAGCGGACAATCAACATTGACGACGTTCTGTTGGCGGCAACATTCATTGCTAACATTGACGAAATGAAGAACCATTACGACGTTCGTAGCATCTACGCTAAGGAACTTGGTAAGGCTCTTGCGAAGCGTTTCGACCTTGCTACTATGAAAACATTGTTTGCGGCGGCTTCAGGAACAAGCGCAATCGGCTTGGCTGGTGGAACGACTCTTGACGTTTCAAACGGCGACGCGGCTGGCGTAGGTACTGCGGCTAATATCATCTCAACAATCACAAGTGTTGCTCAGAAGTTGGACGAAAACGACGTTCCTTCAGACGACCGTTTTGCTTTGTTGACACCTGAAAGTTACTACAAATTGATGGCGGCGGACAGCGCGGCTATTAATCGTGACATCAATGGTGGACGTGGTGATTTAGGTTCAGCACCAATTCCTGAAATTGCAGGAGTTCAAATCATTAAGACTAATCACCTTCAAGATATGATTGGATTAGGTGATGACTCTTCTGGAGCTACAGACGACCAGAACGCATCTAACGATGTTCATGGTGGTTCTGGTGTTGGTTACGATGGTAACTACACTGGTCTTCAGATGCTTGCTGGACACAAGTCAGCTATCGGTACTGTTAAGCTTATGGACTTAACTACTGAGTCTGAATACGTAATGACTAAACAAGGTACAGCTCTCGTTGCGAAGTATGCAATGGGTCATGGCGTTCTACGTCCTGAATGTGCAATTAAAGTCGTAGCGTAACTCTACATATCCCATTGGAGACTTCGGTCTCCTTTGGGGTTTATCATTTTAAATATTATATCAAAGGAATTATATGTCTGATGTAACTGGCGTTACTACAACCCTAACAAACTCGATTAATGTTTGTTTAAGTGTAATTGGGGAAGCCCCTGTAAATTCGATAACAGGCTCAAGTTTACCTACGCAAGTCGCACTGGCAAAACAAACCATTGAAGAGGTTGGTCGTGATGTTCAATCTAAAGGGTGGTGGTTTAATACTAACAATGCTGACATTACTATATATTCTACCGACACCAATAATGATTTTGCGACACAAATCCCCGAAGAAGCACGTCGATATATTACTATTCGCGCGGCACGTGTTCTTCAAAGCCGTTTTGTTAGTAGCGAAGAACTACACAAATTTTCGTACAACGAAGAGTTAGTCTCTCTTGCAACTTTACAACAAGCACACGTACGCAACGGAGGTAACTCAACCTCTTTCACCGCTTTCCCTGCTGACCTAAAAAACTTAGGTATAGAAGAAGTAATGTTTCTTCAAGGCTCTGCCGAGGAAAAACTTTTAACACTTCGCTTAGGTACAGAGCTAAAACAACAATCTAAAATAGCGGCGGAAACATCGCTACTAGCCGACCAAGAAGCGTTAGTCGAAAAACAAGTTTTAACAGAGGTCGCACAAGAGCTTAAGGTAGACGCAGAGACGGCTTTACTAACCGCTCAAGAGTTAAAGACAGACGCAGAAACTGCTCTTACAGAAGACCAAGAAGCGTTAGTAACTCAACAGAAACTTACGGAAGTGCAAGAGACTATTCGAAAAACCAAGGAAGCGGAGTTATTAGATACACAAGAAACTTTAGTTTCACAACAGAAACTTACGGAAGTCCAAGAAACTACCAAAAGAACTCGTGAGCATGAGCTTCTGGACGCACAAGAAACATTGTTACAGAAACAGATTTTAACCGAAGCCGAGCAAGTCGCTAAGGTACAAGAAGAAGTTGATTTATTACAATCACAAGACACGTTAGTACAAGCACAAGCGACTGACGTTGGTGCAGACACAACTCTTAAAGGTAAGCAAGGAGCCTTAGTAGATGCACAAGAGTTAAAAACTGATGCCGAATCTGCTCTCCTAGCATCTCAAACAACTACTGACGCCACACAGCGTACTTTGATTGCGGCACAAGAGTTAAAAACAGATGCCGAAAAATTATTAGTAGATGCTCAAGCCTCTCTTACAGCCGACCAAGAACTTAAGACAGTTGCCGAGAAACAATTATTAGAGTCACAAAAAACCCAAGTCGATACCCAGACTGCCTTAGAACTAACCGAAGAGAAAGCGTACTCCGACGCGATTACAGGTATTGCTAGTGGTACAACTTACCGTGACTTCGCGGCAGAGCTAAGAATGATGGGCGTACAAGAACCTACCTTCTACCAACTACCTGCTTATAAGAAGAAAGAAGCACTTAAGGACGCTACAAAGCTACGCACATCGACAGCAACAGAAACAGGCACAGATGCCACTGAGATAGCGATTGTTAACAACATTAGACGTATGGTTGGTGAAGCTCCAATAACCGCTTTAAACGGTGATTCTATGGCTTCTGAAGCCGTTCGTATGCTTCGCAAGACATCTACCGAAATGCAAGGGCGTGGTTGGTGGTTTAATACGGAGTATGACGTTAACTTACAACAAACAAATGCTAAGTTACTAGCTGACGTAGTTTATACAGGAGCCGATGAAGATTTTCCTAATTTTGATGGAGCTACAGGAATCTATACAAGATTAGCAGGTAATTGGGGAGGTGTAAATGGACACGTTATTGATACGTCAACCACTGATGGACAAAACTATAACCTACGAATTGTCGATGGTGACGGTTCAATCGAAACTGTATCTACTAATAGTAATACAAACACGGGTACATTGCTAAATACCCCTTGGAACTCAACATTTACGAATGCAACCATAACTCAAGTAAATGGAATAGAATTACCAAGTGACGTATTATCTTTTGAAATTACCGACTATAATACTATAGCGAGAACGTTAAGCGTATATGATTCTATCAGTAGTAGTACGTTAAAATTAAGATACTTATTTGATTTAAAAGACCGAACGTATAGTTTCAATAAAACCGTAAAAGCTAAAGTTATCTACGAGCGTTCCTTAGACGACATCCCACAAAAGTTTCAAGAATACCTTGAAGTACGTGTAGCAATCCTACTAACTGAGATGTACCCCAGAGATGGCGTAGACATCCAGCGTCTACCTCGTATTGAAAGAGAGCTAGAGGCTTACTTTAAGGACAGAGAAAATGATGAAGGAAACTACAGTATATTTGACAACTACGATACAGCGAGCCGCATTGGAATTAACAGGAACTACGACATAGTATAATGCCATTAATTAATCAAGCACTACCAAATCTTATCGGAGGTGTTTCTCAACAGCCTGACGTTACACGCTTTGACGGTCAATGTGAGGAGCAAGAGAACGCTCTTAGTAGCGTCGTAGATGGATTAAGTAAACGCCCTCAGACGAAGCACGTTGCAGAACTTATGACTTCGGCAATAGCTAATAATAGTTTTGTGCATTTTATTAATAGAACTGAAGGAGAAAAATACGTTGTTGTTATTGACAGTTCTACCAATAAATTACACGCATACAATCTACTCACTGGTATTGAAGCAACCATTGATGGAACCACAGGCGGTAAAAATATTAGTAACACTGATTATTTATTTAGCTCAACATATTCTACATCGTTAAAAGCTTTATCAATAGGTGATTCAACGTTTATTTTAAACACCGAACAATCCGTAGCTCCAACAGATATTACAACGACTGCGGGTAAAACACCCTCTTTAGAAAAAGAAGCCGCCGTGTTTATAAAACAAGGGGATTATAAGAAAAAATACGGTGTTACCCTACGTGGTAATTTTTCAAACACAGGTAACACCTCAGCGGCTATTAGTGTTGTCTGTGGATTTGTAAACAATAGAAAGTCAAATGACTTTTATAGGGTAAAAAGTGTTTCACTTATAAACAATAATGGTGGCTCTGGTTATACTCCTAATCAAATAAATGCTTATATCACGACGTCTGCGATTGCAACTGGACTTGCAAATGCAGGTACAAGTATGGATGCGAACACCATTTATACGCAACCAACTTTTAATTTTACGATTTCTTCTACTGACGGCTCAGTTACAGGCGTTACTGTTGCGAACGCCGGAAAATTTTGTCGTTCAGGAGATGGTATAGCAACTACAAAACCAGATATTAATGTTGTTTTAACAGTTAGTGCGCCGACAGGACAAGCGTTGTATGCAACGGATGATACTAATACGGACGACGCTATAACTGCATCTATTACGTCTGAAGCATCAACAAGTGCAGAAGGCGACGAAACTGATACACAAAATATTGCGGCAAGGTTACTCAGTGGAGGCGAAAGTAATGATTTATCCGATAACGGCATTACAAGCACTACTGGAGCAAACGTAGAATTTTCAGCAGTTAGAAAAGATAGTTTAATTATGTTAACTCGTGAAGCTGACGGGTCTGACTTTGATATTACTGCTTTTGATGGATTAGCTAACACAGGTATTGGAGCGTTATATAAAGAAACAGATACAATATCTGATTTACCTGCATACAATAAAAACGGTTTTAGAATAAAAATTAAAGGTGATGCCGAGTCAAATTCAGACGATTACTACGTTAAATTTTCTACTAAAAATAATTCGTCGTTTGGTATTGGTACTTATGAAGAAGATGTTGCACCTGATATTGCTGTGGGCATCGATAAAACTACTATGCCAAAAATACTCGTAAATAGCGCAGAAAATACTTTTGTGTTGGGAGACATGGAAGTTGCCAATCGAATAGTAGGTGATGAGAATACGA